GTGTTATACTTCATACGTGCCGATTGGGACTCGAACCCAAACCATCAGCCTTTGGTGGCTGGTGCTCTGCCTTTAAGCTATCAACACATGAAAGAGTGGCGAACCACTCTAAACTTTAAATGTATCTCCGACTTTCAAATCTTCGAATCCTTTTTTAGGAACAAATCTTGAAACGCCGTTGTCGTCATAAATGATTGAAGTATTCGTCACCAATTTAACCTCAAATTTTTTCCGAGTATCTTTTGGCTTAACAACTTTTTCAACCACTTCTTCGACAATTTCATCAACTGTTTCCGGCTCTTTATTCATATTCTTCCTTTCCAACTTCGTATTTCGGGCAGTTTGCAACCGTCTCCGTATGCACAATTGCCTGTAATGGGTGGCAGTATTTTTGATATGCACACGTAGAATTGGTTATATTACAACGTAAGTATTTTTCCATTACGTTATTCACATACGTTGAATGGTTGCAATATTCCATTTTTAGGAGTCGCTGACCGTAATAGTTAGTTCAACAGTCGGTTTATCGGTAATCGTTACAAGAACCGTCCCACCACCTGTTGCACCAGTAACCAGACCGCCAGCCGATACTGTCACGCCTGTTCCAGCGAATGTTAAATCACCATAAGGAGGGGCAAAAGCTGCACCAGAACCAGGGATCGCTTTAATTTGTAATTGTTTAGTTTCACCATTGGCAAGAACAAAGTCTCCACCAACTACAGCCAAAGAACTTGCATCATCATACCAGTTTGTATTATCAATCTTTTCGATAATTCGAGCATACAGTGGTTCTGTACCGGAGCATCCGCCACCTGTTGCTGCATATTCCAGAGCACGACAAGATAATGGGGTTGAAGAAACCGCATCAGGAGTCATCGACAATGTGAATGCCCCAGTCATTGAAGCTTTAGGAATAATGATCTGAACTGTGCCGATTTTGTTAGTTGTAGCATCAGAAGAACATAATGTAGCTTCCATTACCAGTTTTACGGTTGCAGGAATCATGTTTGATGTAACTCGAACTTCTCTTGCGGATGAGTCGTTATTGTAGTAACGAACACATACGGTTTCAGTAGAAGTTGTTCGAGAAGTGGTAAACGCCTTGCCTGTGAAGGTTACTCGTTCAGTAGTTCCATCTTCAAATGTTACCCAGCCATAAATAACCCCAGTAGAAGTTGTTTTAGGTGTCCCAACTACAGATGCTCCACCAGCTACCAAAGTAACGGTTTCATCGGTGTACATATCAGCTCCAACACCGATCTGGCTACCAACGTTTAGTGCCAGGTATTCTAATGAGAACTGAGATTCAGTAATAGTGGCCTTTAATTCTGCCGTATGGTAGAAAATATATTGTAGACCATTACCTTGACCTGCTCTTACGTCCGTATTTGACAGTGTAGTTTCAATGGATGAATCCAACATTGTCTTTCCAACAAAAAGTAACTGATCATCCTGGGTATACCCCCGAACATCAGCTACCGAAACTAAAAACTTTTTCATGTTTTCTCCTTTTAATTTGTTTTATTTTCTATATCCTCTGGATCATCTGGTTCACTATCTGCCCCGACTTTGCCTTTCAGCTCATCATAATCCATTTTTGCGTTCTTATGCTTGTCTTCTTCATGAAGATCCGCAAGCCAGTGCTTTGGCATTTCGCCATCCTTCATTTTCATTTGCCCGGTTACAACACCTTCAAGATAAATTTCGTAATGCATCGCATGATCCGCTCGCTCAAGGATTTTACTAAATTTTCGAATAGTGATTTCGTGCAAGTATTCAAAAGAAAGACCAGTCTTAATGACAACCGCCACAAGCTGATCTTCTAAAGAGCAAATTTTATTTTGATTTTGACGCCGTTTGTATTCTTCAGCTTTCGCTATTTCATCTCGAACGGCTTTTGAAATGCTTTCGTCTATTAACTCGATCTGATTCTGCTCGCAAATAATCGCTTTGATTTCATCAAAATCTTCACCATTAAGCACTTCGCCTTTAATCACAAGCCCTTTACCACTATTTAAGAATTGAATATCTTCCGAATGAGTCAGCTCAAAAATATTCTGAGTGCCATCGTCGTCAATTATTCGCACTGATAGGACGATTCTTAAAAGCTGGTCGAGCGCTAGAAAATAAAGCGGATTCTCTTTTCCGACATGTAACAAATATTCGAGATACGTCATCGAAATGACCTCAATATCAGGCACACTATTTTTATCCAGCAATAAGCAAATGACCGATTCATGGAACCGGACATAATCAATCATCTTTACAGGTTTGATCAAAAAATTCTTATACGGGACGGGATGGTCAAAAATCATGTATTTTTCAGCGTCCATCAGGCGATATTTACCGACATCGTTAAGCATTTGCCTTTATAAGGGGTTGTCCCAATGGCAGCTATTTTGTCATATCGACTTCTGCTTGCATTGAAAAATAAATTCCCGACGCCGCCAATGTCTTTTCCGTTTAAGCTTTTAAGCAAAATCTGCACAATTGTATCAATTTTTGTCTGTTTGTTAATCATCGTGTTTGTTTTGTGATGAGAATAGATTTCGAAATTAATCGAGGCCAAGCCGTTTGTATAGTTTTCAGGCATAATAATCAATGGATAAATGCGGATAAGTGTCATCACTTCCGTAACAACATCTTCCATTCCTTGATCTAAAAAGACCCTGAAATTAACAGGATCAGCACTGCCATCATAGATTAAAGCCGTTTTTTCAGATTTTGTGAGATTAACTTCCTTGTAAGGATTATTCGTGTTGTATTTTAGAATTTTCCAAAGAAGTTCGGCCTCTGGAGAAGCCAGTAGATGTTTGAGAATACTGTATGAAAATTGAGGATAATCATCAAATGTTGCGTATTGTTGCATAATTACCACGCCCCATTCAAGTCAACAGTGAAATCATAAGTATGAATACCACTGGTGCAACGAATTATTAACGGTGAAACATAGTACGCCTGATTATTTCGAATCATGAATGAATTGCCATCAATAACTGTAAACGAATAGTTGATAGCCGGAACGGAGCCAGTTTTTTCGAACGTGAACACTTCAGCAGTTTCAATATCGTTTTGATAAAGTTTTACCGCAATGGTTCTAGCGTCACCCTCGTTTAATCCGCTCAGGTTCGGTGTTACTTGAATATCAAAGACATCCGCTTTTACATCGGCAACCGTAATTACAATCGAATCAACTGCGGCACTATTTGCTCCCAACATACAGGTAATCGTCGCAGAACCAATTGCGCACAATTCAATATTTCCATCTTCGTCAATCGTAACGACATTTGAATTGTTTGAACTCCACATAAGCGGGGCATCCACGATTTCACCGTTCTTTTTAACGATTGCATTAAGCTGTTTCTGAACGCCGACAATATCAGTAAAGCCAGGATCATCAATCTCTAAAGTAAAACCATCCAAGAATCGGTTTGCAATTCCGTTCTCTAAATCGTCAATATCAGGATAAACAAATCCGCCCCCAATCGTGAATTCAATCACTGATGGGGAATCGTCGTTCTCGGTTTCAGAGTTTAGATAGTTCTTAACCCCATCCCCAAAAACTCGAAATGCTTTTCTGTTGCCTTTTGTCCCGAATAAAAATCGTTGATTAGATTCAATTTTGTTTGTATTGGCATTCCGCTGACAGAACAACCCCGTAAATCCTGAGATGGTCGTTAATTTATCCCCGTTGTAGTCGTTTGACTGTTTGATGGTTTCGATTAACGCACATGGTTCAGATAAAATGTCGCCATTTTTGTCAATCCATCGCAACATGTTATTGCAACGTTTAACTGTACAGCTATTTCCTACTGATTCGTAGGTATTTGTATTCGTGACAATCCAATAATTATTTTTCCATTTAAACAGCTTGCCTACGTAAACCGGATCAACTACATTCGAAAAGATGAAGTTTTTATAATCATCCCCCAATTTAGCTCCCGTTGATGGATTTGTAATCACCGCATCAACTCGTCCAGTAACATAAGCAAAGTCTTTTTTACCATAAGTTTGTTCGTACTGGATATCATCAAAAACATTCGGGGCTGTTTCGACCCATGTATCGAATGAATTCGAGTATTGATTCCGCAGTTCGGTCTTTGGTGGCACATACTCAAACCATGAATCTGCGTATTTTTTATAATCCACTAAAGATCACTCGCTTTACGGCACAGGTTGAAACATCGAATCGCAACGCTTTTTACGGTTGCATGGCTTCGATTTTGTTCCTGCTGTAATCCGGCAAGTAAATTTAAGACTTGTTCACAATAGCTATTCGTGCCATAG